ACGACTCGATGGCCGCAAGCTGCGCCGCCGCCGTGAGTCCACCCCAGCCCGAGGCCGTGCGGCTGGTCAGATATTTGGCCTCCGTCTTCAGCGGCGCTGGCACCTCGTTAAGCCAATACGCTGCCTCCTGCCCGACCACGCCGAGGTTAATCACGATCACGTCAACACCGCGCTGCGTGGCCGTGCTGCCGCTCGACTCAACCCAAGCCACGCGCCCCGCGTAGACCGTGCCCGCCCGGCCAATGCTCACCGGGGCCGTATCGATCCATGCCTCAAGCACGTTCGGTGCCGCGTCCAATGCGTCCACCCGCTGCTGCAATGTGTCTGCCTGCGTGAGTGTCGCAACTGCCACAGCCGCCCAAAGAATTGCGTATCGTAGAGTATTCATTTAGTTGTCCTCGCGGTGGGCCATGAGCCACCATTTGCTGTCCGTGGTTGAGTACTCGAAAAGATAAACAGACTTCCGTCCGTCCGTCGTAGTCACTGCGGGAATCGTCCCGGCGAAGGGTGAACCGCTGCCCGCTGCGAAGGACGAGTTCCACGCCAATGTGTAGTCCGAACCGGTGGCCGCCTTGAAGCTGAAGCACGCCTTCTGCCTGTTCCTGGGCGTGCCCGTCATCGCCGAGACCGTGGTGTTCTCGGTCAGCGTGTCGTGGAAATATATCGTCCCGCCGGTCCATGCCGTGGCGTTCGTCGTGCTGCTGAGTTCGGTTTCCTCTTCCACGATGTCGCGTTGCTGGGCGAACGTCAGCGCCGTGGCGTCACCCGTGCCCGCACCCACGGCGCGCCCGAGTATCGTCGTCTCCGCCTGCTGCGTGAGGTTGGCGTAGGCCAGATCACCGGTCACACCCGTGGATAGCGGCAGTCCCGTTGCGTTGGTCAACACGGCCGCCGATGGTGTGCCCAATGCGGGGGTGGTCAGCGTCGGGCTGCTGGCCAGCACGAACGCGCCCGTGCCGGTCTCGTCGCTCAGGCGTCCCGCGAGGTCCGCGCTGCTGCCCGAGGCAAGTCCCGTAGAAATCGGCAGTCCTGTGGCATTCGTTAGCACGCCCGAAGCTGGTGTCCCGAGTGCGGGTGTCACCAGTGTGGGCGACGTGGCGAATACCGCTGCGCCCGTGCCCGTCTCGTCACTGAGCAAGGTCCGAAGGTTCGCCGACGTGCTGCTCGTAATGCCCGTCATGGGCAACCCGGTAGCATTGGTGAGGGTGGCCGCGCTGGGTGTCCCCAAGTTCGGCGTAACAAGCGTCGGGCTCGTGGCGAAAACCGCTGCACCGCTGCCCGTTTCGTCCGACAGCACGCCCGCCAGATTGGAAGACGTGCCCGAGGCCAGCCCGGTGATCGGCAAGCCCGTGGCGTTGGTCAATGTGGCACTGCTCGGTGTTCCCAGTGCAGGCGTTACAAGCGTAGGACTCGTGGCAAACACCGCCGCCCCGGTCCCGGTCTCATCACTCAGCACGCCACGCAACTGGCTCGATGTCGTGGCCGCAAACTGGCTCAGCGGGTTGCTCGTAAGCGCATCGCCGCCGCTGCTGATCGTTACCACAGTCTTGCCGCCCGAGTCCGCCGCCGTCACACCCGCCCCGGTAAAGTTCAGCGAGGTCCGCGCAGTCAGTGGCGTGCCTTCGTCCTCAATCGTGTGCGCACTACCGCCGCCCCCCGCACCCAAGGTAATCGTGGTCCCTGCGTCGTCCGTAAACTTCAACACGCTGGGTGTGTCGTTCTTCACCCACAGGTAACCGTACCCCGCCTCGGGTGTCTGTGAACTGGCAGCCCGCTCCTTCAGCACCAGATCCCCCGGTATCAAAAATGAACCGGGGATCTCGCGATAGTTCGTGGGCAGCGTGATGCCCGCAGTGCAAAGCAGCACGAACAGCACGGTCAGGTATTGGATTCGTCGTTTAACTTTAAAAGCTCCTATGCTTGATCGGTCAGTTCGGCCGCAATGTCGAAATATAGCGTGGCCCACAAAACCGTGCCGCCCGCACTATAAAAACCCGGATTCGGAAGAGGCTCCGAGGAAGGCGCGGAGCTGTCGCAGTCAAAGGCAATCGAGTCATTCGACCCGAGGGTTATATCCGTCGTCGCCACATCGGCATTCGTCGTGCTCGTAATGTGGATTCCGCCGATAGTCCACCCGGCGGGAAAGGTGCCGCCGTAGGCATCACAGGCCATCTGGCAGTAGAGGTACGAATCCGTCAGCGTGCCCGCCAGGGCGGTCGAGTCAACGCCGACAGTCGTCGGGCCTTCGCGGAAGGTCGCGAAAACATCACTGGAAACAAAGCCCAGATGGTTGGAGAGGAAACTCCCACCCCCCACGGTCGAGGGCGTATCGGCGTAAGCATCCGCCCAGGTCGCGGCCAGATTGACCCCGCTGCCCGTCCGTTGGTTCACGTTTCCTCGGGCAATGGGCAATTGTTTCCGGCAGTAAATCAGCAGGTCGAAAGCCTCCTGGAGTTGCTTCCAGAAGTTCAAATCCGTCCATGAATCCGGCGCATCCGGGAAAGCGCCCAACCCCACAGCCGTCTGTAGGGCCGACAGGGTGTAGCTCGATCCGCCGCTCCCGCTCGCATTCACAAATTGGGAGTAGGTGTTAATGGTATTCACCGCCGTCACGGTAAGCATGGCCTTTAACCCGGTCATGCAGCGCCCGAGATTCGTGAGCGCCCCATCATCCGGCCCGCCTATCCACATCCCCGTAAAGTCCGAGATGGCCAGGTCGCTCGCCTCGCTCAGGTCAGCTTTCAGGAATTCAGTTTTCGTCATCCCGAGGCAACCCTCGCGCTCATTCAGCGCCAGGCAAAGCGCATGCAGCCACACCTTTCCGCCACAGTGCGGCGTGCCGTCCGTGAGGATAAGGTCGTCAAGCGCAGGTGTAGGCCACGCCATCGTTATTCCAGCCTGTTGGTGGCCACCCACCCCGTGTTGTCTAGATTGCGAATATAGTCAACGCCGTTGTCAGCGCCAGAAATTACACGCCCGCGAGCGTAGACCACCACGCCCGTATATGTCTCAAGTAGCGCTTTGCTCGCTGCTGTATAAAAGATCTGTGTTTCATCACTGCTCCCCCCGCCACCCACAGCCGCGCGCTTCGAAGGCTTCAGTTTTTGATTCATCTCGCGGAACCGCTGTTCCACGCTACGGCGCCATTCAACATCGTTCATCGTTTCGCCCCTTCCGGCACGGCCATGGCCTCGGGGTCCATCTCGCCAAACCCGGTAATCACGCTCTGGGTCCGGCTCTCGCAGTCGTGTGAAATCGCCGTCACGCACGTGCCCACACGCTCCCACCAGAAGCCCGAAAGCGTGGCCTTGATCAGGTCGCCCGGACGGAACCACCGCAAGTGATTCTGAATCGACAGCCGCGCCGTAGCCCTCGGGGTGCCATACCACACGTAAGCCACCAGCGCAAGCCAACGAAGCCGTTCGATATCGTTGCGAATAATCTCGGCATCGCCGTCGTTCCAGAGTTCGAGAACACCATCATTCACCGCCTTGACGGTATTCGTCGCCACCACCCAGCACTCTTCACCGGGGGCCACAATGAGAATCTGCCGCCCCTGTGGGTTCGCCTCTACGACCGTGCGGCCTGCGTTGTCGGTGTAGGCACCGGTCCAAACGGGAAGCCGCACACGAAGCACTTCGTCGGTTCGGAAGAACACCGTGGCCAGCAGGCTGTTGTAATCGAAAAGCGGGCTCCGGGCACTCTCCCCGGTGAACCTGTTCAGCCCGAAAATGTTTTGGTGTTCACTCCGAAGGTATAGCGTCAAGCCCCGATCGCCAGGAACCATATTGCAGGACGGATACCCGAGGTCGAGCGCTTTGTCTACTTGGAACCACGTGAAGGGGTGCGCCGCGTATGCTGCGTTGATGTCCGAAAGTGTGATGTATGCGTCGTCCGTTGAAATCGCGTCGAACTCAGTTTCGGTAATCGCCGGGTTCGTCGCAGCCTGGGCCGCCGCCAGATCGTAGGGTGCCGCCCCTGCTTCACCCAGCATCGTGCAGAGATCGCGCGTGCGTTCCGCCACCGCAAGCACAGCGAAGGGCTCAAGGTATTGCGGCTCGTCGCCCTCGGCCCCGCTCTCTTCAATGGGGATGTATCGCTCCAGCCCCATGTCATGGTGCCACCAGTTCCCCGCCTGATCGAGGTACACATTCCCGAGGTCGTCCACCGCTGGGATCCATGCGTTCATGTCGAAGGTCGTCGGCACTCGGAACCGGCTGAAGACGTTCGCATACAGGTCGCCAACGCGCTCGTCGTCTGTGGCCGCTTCGTAAGCCGTCTGCGATTCGTCCGTCCAGCCCTTTTCCAAGCTGCCGTCATCGAAGCCCAGCGTGGCCATCACCTTGATCGGTTCGTCGGACTCAACCACGATCTCGTCCACTGCCCGCATTTCGGTGATCTGATAGCTCGCCTGGATGTGATGGTCACCGCCCGTGGGCACCCAGCCTTGGCGCGGGTTCGCAGGCACGTAGCCACCAAGCCCGGAAATGGGGTACTCGCTTTGGCTGTACACGTTCAGGTAGATTGGCCCAACGCCATCCGTAACGATGTGCGCACCGAAGCCCCGCCGCCGGTCGATAAGCTGGTCCAGGCAAGCGTGGATGTCGCGGCCCCAGAACTGGTATTCGCCGAAGATTGAAAGCAGCGCGTCGGTCTGCCCGCTCAGGTACCACAGCGGCGCAAGCTCCACCACACCGCCAGCCGTATTCCCCAGGGGATACCACGGTTGGAAGCAGCCCAGCAGGTATTGCGCAATGTGGCCGTTGCTCCAGTCCACGCCGGGGTGCTCGAACATGTAGCAGCCCGCGTCCGCGTTGTAGGTCTCGCTCCGATTCGACACCCGGCCTTCGTAGTGGCTCAAGGCCCGGTTGAATGGCCTGCTCCGCTTCAGGTAAACCCAGTTCGTGCCGTCGCCCACGAAGGTGCCCAGCACCCGCCGCCGCTTCAGCAGCACGCTCAGGTCAGCACACTCGATTTCCTGATAACCGAGGGGCACACCCGTCACCGGGTCCAAACCTTCTTCGGTCATCTGCTCACCGATACAAACACCAATAAAGCCGATATAACTTCCGTATACGCTGTGGATCTGGATCTTGATCATCCAGTTTTCAAGGTTCACCGGCAGCAGGGTTCCGCCGCTGTGATACCACCGATTCACGTAGGCTCCGTACTCCCACCGAAGCCGCGCCTGCCCGATGTTGGGAAACACCGTCTCTTCGAAGTTCAGGGGGATAAGGTACGGCACACGGATCCACGCATCGCCCCATTCGCGCTTCACCCAAACGGAGAAACTCTCCGCCAGGCTTACCGCCGGGCTGTACGCCGCTCCGCCTATGACCAGTGTTGCCATTACAGGTGATCCGCCGTGTTGGTGATGTAGCCGTTGCTCGCGTCGTCTGCGTCTTTCACGCTGGTCTGGCCCACCCGGTTGTAGACTTCCGCCAGCTTCAAGTTGTTGGCGTCTGCCGTGGGTGCCGTGGGTGATGCGTTCTCCGTCCCTGCCTTCCGCGTGATTACGCCCGCCGTCGAGATCTGCACGATGTCGATCCGGGGATTCGTGGCAGGCGCGGCAAACCCGGTCAGGCTCGCCGTGTCGGAAGTGATACCACCCAGCACACCCGACAGCAGGAAGGCCCCGCGCGAAATCTTCACGGTCAGGTTCGGACTCGCCTGGTCTTCCACCTTCAACCAAGCCGCACCGCCGATCACGCCCGTGGCCGTGGGGTCAATGCCCACAATCGCGAGGATAGCCATAGCGTTGACGCCCTGGGCCGCTTCAGCCTCACCGAGGGCGATGCCGTTCAGGGTGATCGCGCCAGTCACCGCCAGGGTGCCAACGAGGTTCGTGCTTTTCAGTTGATTGATGCTCACCAGAGCGCTCCCACAGCCGCCGCGTCGAGCGTCTGATTAATGCCAAGTTCCACGGACAACAGCCCGTCGCTGTCCACCTCCAGATAGGGCCGATAGTCTTCCGCGTCGCAGTCCCAGCCCAGCAGCATCGTTCCGCCAAAGCGCTCAAGTTCCCCGGCCTGTTCCGCCCGTCGGTCTACCGTGGCCGCCGAGGCCAACCCGCCAAACGTGATTTCCATGGCGGATAGATCAATCTTCAGCCGCCGCTGTCCGCGAACGCATAGGTACACGGTATTCGCGTCCGGTGCATCCACAGGACCACTGCCGCCCGAGGCCCCGGTAATATCGTCCTGGATCAGGTCGAATTCGCTGGGGATGTAAAGCCCGTTCATCTCCCCGTGGCACCCGTTCAGCAGCGCACGCCACACCAGCGTGGTATCCGCGTACAGACTTGCCCAGCCTTCGCCAAGCAACAGGTGAACGTTCTGCCCCACGTGAAGCACCACCGGCGTGACGCCATCCGGCCCGGTAAGCGCTTCCTGTACCTGCGCCGCCTGGGTGCCGTACAGTGCCGCGCCTCGGGTCCGACCCAGCGCCACCGCAACGATCTCCCAGGTGGCCACCGTGGTGTTCTCTGAGTCCACCGCCTCAACCGGGGTCACGATCAGGTTGGCCGTGGTCGCGGTCGCCGTGGTCCCCATGAGTCCGCGCTGGTCCACCGTCACCGTGGTTTGTCCCGTCGCCACCGCCGTGCTCGAGAAGTGAACCACCTCGAGAAGCCGCCCGAAGCGCGTTTCGATCTTGGCGTAGCCGCTCGCGGGCCAGTCCGTGATCTCCGCGTCCACCTTCAGCACGCCCGCGCCCGAGGCCGTCAACTGAATCACGTCGGGGCTGAATGCCGTTCCGCCCGTGGAGTCCAGCCGCCGGGTCCGCACCAAAGCGTTTACCGGGGTGCCATCGTCGAGCCCGTCGTCGTCGGAAACCCACGCGAGATCGTCAATGGCGGCATCGGACTGCATCACCACGTAGCCGTCGGGGTCCCCGGTGCCGTCGGGGTCCGTGCCGTCCGTCGCCAGCCAGATGCACCAGATCGCCGCACGCTGTTCCGCACTGTCGGCCGCCGCGTCGTAAGTCGCCCCAACCGTCGCAGCGTTCCCGCTGGTCTGCCCTACAGTCACGTCCGTGGGCCCGCTGGGTGCCAGCAGGGTGCTGTCTCCCACGGCGTCAAGGTCGTAGCGCTGCGCCTCCGTGGGGGCGCCCCACATTCCGTGCAGGTTCCGCGTCCGTCGTACCACCCAAACCGTAGCGGGCAGGGTCAGGCCCAGGCTCGTCGTGTGCGGTGTCGTGGTCCAGGTCTCGTCCGGTGCGCCTTCGGTGTCGGGTATCTCGTCAATCCCCACCCAGATGCCTTCACATGCGAAGTCGGTCCGCTCCACCCGGTACAGGCCCCGGATAGCCCCGGTCGTTTCCACGCCGTCGCACGTGTAGCTGTAGTGGATGGCCCACAGGGTGCTTCCGCTGGGGTCGGTGTCCGCCGCAATCACCCGGCGCACATGCACCCCCACCTCGCCCTCGCCGTCCACCGTGGCCAGCCCAGGGCCCGCGCCTTCGGTTGTGGCACCGCTCCAGCTAAGGCCCGAACCCAGCAACTCGCCCGCCGTGGGTTCTTCCAAGGCGATCTCTATGTTGCCCTCCACCCACGCCTCAAAGTCCGTGGCGTCGTCGGGCAGGTCGTGAAGCAGCATGATCGCCCGCGTGGTCGTAAGCCCTGCCACCGCGTCGGCCGTCGCCACGTCGGCAAACAGGTTGTTCAACCGGTCCACACAGGTCACCGTCCGGGCACCGCTCAGGGGATTCGCCCCCACCCGACACACCCGCACCCACGCGCCAGGGTCAGCACCACGCACCACGGCTTCATCACCGAAGGCCACAGCCACAGCATCGCCCGCAGCCGTCGCGCCAGGTGCCGTCCATGTCAGGCTGTCGGGGCCCGTGGCGGTTAGCGTACCCACGCCACGCCCGTTACCGCCGGACACATCGCGAATAGCGATCCCCGCCATGAAGTCAGCGCCGGACCACTCCATGGATCGCAGCAAGGTCCCGCTTCGGAATCCGCCCGTGCTGTCGGCGGGTGTCCGCTGTGGGGCTCCGGTTTCTATCGCGCCTGTGTAATAGGGGATCATCCGATTACGAACTCCCCGGCATCAACGGCAATGTCATCGGTCGGCGCATCCGGCCAGCGGCACATGGTGCCCTCAAATTCCCGCGCCAGTCCGTCACGGCCCTGGGCATCCACCAGCACCACGCGGAAGAGCCAGTCTTCCCCATCGGCCAAGGGCGCACTTTCCCAGCGACTTACCCCGCCACCGGTGGACGGTATCGAAGCCCGCACCAGCCATGCCGCGCCGTCCCATTGCTCCACCCGAGAAACCGCCACGCCGTCCCACACTTCCCACAGGAAGGTCACCGTGGAAGGGTAGACAGCGGCCGGCACATCGCCAGAATCGTCGAACACGTCAATTTGCGCAACTTGCCCGATGCCGAGGGGCACGTCCATATAGCTGGCCTGGGTGCTGCCAAACAGCGCACCATCCAGCCACACGTAAAACGTCGGCGTGGTGAGGTCGCTTTCGAAACTCACCCGCGCCATGGTCGGCCCGATCATGCTATGGAATACGCGCGTAATCATTCAGGCGATGGCGTCCTGTTGAACGGCTTCAGCGCTTCCGCGATGGCGCGAGCCAGCCAGCCGGGTTTCAGTGGACTGCCTTCAATGTAGGCAATACCATTCGACTTTCGGCCATAGCGCAAATAAGCCAGGGCCGCGTCTCGCTCTTCCGTTGTCAATTGTCCATTGTCCATTGTCAATTGCCTCTCAGGTTCCAAAGGGGTATTCGACGGTCGCGGAGAAGGTCATCAACCGGGCATCACTCCCGAGGTCCACACCAGCCCACGAGGCAACCGTCATCTTCTGGGTGCCCTCGTGAACGACGCTGTGAAAGATCTGGTTGTGATAGGCGATGCCCGTCCCGCTGTAAATGATCACCGGCCTGCCGGTCAGTTCCGACATCGCCGTTATCCAGTCGTATTCGTCGGCCTCATTCAGCGCCACGGCCTCCAGCGTTACCCGCGCGCCGTCCGCTTCCTGGCTCATGATCTTGAACGCCTTGCCCCAAACGCCCGGCATCTTGATCGTCTTCAACTTGCGCTGGGGGATCTGAGGCTGTCCCGAGATCCGCGCGAAGTCCCAGTAGTAAATTCCGTATACAATGCGGTCATGAGGCATTAGTATTTCTCCTCCGCATTGCTGGCCGCACCGCCAACCGGCTTCGTGGTCTTCGTGGCCCCACTGTTCTTCTCCGTCGCCGCCGTGTTGGCGTCAAGGCTCTTCTGTAGCCCGGCCATCGCGGCCGTGAGCATTTCCTGTCCGCTCATCTTGTCCGCGCCCTGCACGTAGTTCTCCGGCATCCCGGCAGCACGTGCGGCACCATACCCCCGCGCGGCGTCAATCGGATTCGTGAAAGGGTTCTTCTCCAGTCCAGTGGATGGGTCAATGGCAATGTCGCCGCCGTACTGCTTCAAAGCAGCCGCCCGCGCGAGCGCCCGATCTCGGGTGTCTCGGGCCTTGTCACTGCCAACGCCGTACATGTCGCCAGCCGTCTGAAGCGCTGCCGCCGCATCCGAACGCATGGCACTTCCTGCCAATGGATCCGCCGCCAGGGCCGCCGCCTTTTGTTCGGCAAGCCCACTACCACCCGCCGCCTTTACCGCCTCAAGCGTGGATCCAAACATCCCGCCTTGGCGCACCAGCAGCCCCATGGCACGCGCCTTCTCTTCGTCCAGGCTCCCGCCTTCTTTGCTCTTGAAGCTCCGACTAAAGTCCGCAATGCGTTCCTCTCGCGTCGCGCCCTTCCCCCGCTTGTCGCCCTCTTCCTGGAGCTTGGCGATCTTCTCTTCTTCGCTCAGGCCCGCAAGTCCGAACTTCTTGGAGAATTCGCTTTGGTCGTTTGCCGACCCCAGGGTAAGCGCCGCACCGCGCACCAGCGTGGGCAACTGCTCCAGTGGCGTGCCTTCCGCAGTCAGCGCCGTGGCAACTGCCAAGCCGGTGTCGGTGTTTTCGAACTGGTTGATAGCAGCACCGGCCCGCGCGAAGTCAGCAGGACCACCCACAGACTTGTCTGCAGCGGCGATCAGCTTATCCGCCGCCACGCTACCACCAATGCCCTTGGTTCGGTTCGCCGTGATAACCGTCGAAGCATCCTCGGCACTGATGCCCTGTTTCTGAAGGGTCAATGCCGCACCAAAGTCTTCATCAAATTTTTTGCGCTCTTCCGCGTTCAGCTTGCCGTCGCCGTTGGCATCCACAACAGACTGGATCGGCTGGGCCATCTTACCCACGTTCTCAGCGCTCACACCCGCCGCCGCACCCTTCAGCACCGCATCCTTCACCAGCGCCTTCCCCTCGGGGCCTTCCGCCTGAAGTGCGATGAATTCCTTCAGGCCCTTGGCGGATTGGTTGCTCCGGTCGGCCTTGGCGATCATGTTTTCCTGATCGGCGGTCAAGGTCCGAATTACCACAGCCGCAGCAGCCGCAGCCGTTCCGATGCCCGTGAGGGTCGCAGCGTAGCCCATGGCCGCCGTAGCGCCCCGCTTGAATACAGATCCCTGCTCTTCTTGGGCCCGCTGTAGGCTTGCTGAATTCTTGATCTGGCGCTTGAAGTTCGCTTCGTCCGCTTCGATGGCCGCGCGCCTGGCGGTATCGTTCCACCCCTTCGCCATCACTGCCGTGCGGTTCTTCTCCGCCGCCTCCGCCTTCCTCGCCGCCTCGCTGAACTTGTCGAGCGCCTTCGCCGCCTGCTCTTCCGTGGTGATGTTGGCCCGCATCGTGCGGTCACCAATCTTCACCGACGCCTCAAGTTTCCGAACGCCTTCATCGGCCTTCTTCAGGCTGGCATCCAGCTTGCCGGTATCGGCCTCGATTTTCAGCATCATGTTGGACAAGCGAATAACCCTCGGAAAGAACTACATCGGAAACACCCGCCACCGCCAGACTGGATCACGTCGGGGCAGCAATGGCCGCCGTGGTGTCCAGGGTCCAGATCGCGTTGGTGCCATCGTCGCGCACGTCCATGGTCACGTTCTGCGCGATTTCGCCTCGGGGCTCGCCGTCTTTTCCGTCCGGCGTCATGAACACGCTGGGCACCACCAGACTGATATGGGTCTCGGTCGCATTGGCCACCCGAAGCCCGTCGCCCTCGGCGCCCTTGCGGAAGAATATCGTCACCGGGCCCACCACGTCACCGAAGGCTCCGGCCAGCGCCGCGAGTTCGCCGTCTTCCGCCGACACCGCAATAACCGGCACCGGCTCTTTCAGGCCCACGAAGGTCGGCCCCACGGATCCGTTGCTGTGGCGCTTCTTCACTTCGGCACCGGGCGTGATCGTGATCTGCTCCAGGTTGTACGGCGTGGTGCCAACGTACAGCGGACCCTGATACCAAACATCCGTCACGCGGGTCATCGTCGGGAGCGCCACGTCTTCGGTCAGCACCCACACCGCGTTGGTCCCGTCTTCCACGGCATGCACGGCCACGGAAATTTCCGCGTGGCCCTTGCTCGTGCTGATGCTTTCCACCTGGGCCACGGCCTCGGTCATGGACCATTTACGGTGTACGCTGCCGGATGCAACACCGTCTTCATCGTGGGCGATTTCGTAGACTTCGAAGGCCGACAGCACCGCGCCCACCATGCCCGTGATATTCAGGATGCTGGCCAGCGAGGGGCTGTTGATCTTGGCCATGGGCGCAGCCGTCTTGATGCCGGTGAAGCTGGAAGCCGAGCGCACATCGGAATTCAAAAGCGCCTTTTGTAGTTCGGGTGAAATGCTCACCTGCTGATAGGGAAAGAAGGTGCTGTTGAGTTTCACCCCGCCGAAAACGTAGTACATGGTTTATCTCCTCGCGCCTGCGCGCCTTATGTTCTCATCTCGAAAAGTATGGTCATCGAAACATAGTCGCGGTCGTCGCCTTCCGCGCTCCGGTAAGGCCCTTCGATCACGCTGAAGCTCTCCACGTCCTGCCGGGCACCAACAGCAAACTTGGTCTTCATCTCCATCAACATCGCCGAGGCGTGCTCGCGAATCCAGTTGTAGGCTTGCGGGGTGTTGTACTTGTATGCCGTCGGGGTATCGGCCTCGATGGTCATCGTGATGCCGCCGTTGAACTTGTAGGAAATCCCGCCGCCCTGGGTGCTGTAGAACTTCACTTTCGGGTCGTTCGCCCAAATCACGAACGCCGCAGGGAATACCTCGTCCTCTTCCACCAGCAGATCGCGCCGGTCGATGCCGTCGTAATACATGCCGGCCGCACCATCCGCCGCAATCGTAGCGCCAACGAAATCCGCATAGGCTGTACACTCCGCCAGGATGGCCGCCATAAGCCCCATCCGCCGACCGATCAGGTCATCAGGTACAAATCCACTACCGGGCATGGTTAGCGCCTCCCTCTCGGGTTGCCGACCACGGCCCGCTTCTGGCGCTCAGCAATGAACCGGTGCATCCCGGTCACGGCCTCAAGCTCTTCACAGACCACCCAGTTCAGGCCACCATGAACCACGCGGTCCAGCTTCAACTGAAGCGTGGCAACGCCTCGGGTATCGTCTGCCCAGATCTGCACCTCGGCCCTGGCGAACTCAATCATCCGCCCACTGCCGTCTTCTCGCTCGATGCTGGAAAGCCCGGTCCATATAGCGCTGATGTCGATGGCGTCGTCTTCGATGCCACCGGGCCAATATTCCACGGACTCGCCGGTCTCGTACAGCAGCGCCTCGTTGCCCATGCTCATGGCGTCGGTGAATCGGCTGCTCATTTCGGCGCCCTCAACTTCTCTTTCATCACGTCCTTGAACACCTTGCCCAGCGCGTCGGCGTCGGCCCGGTTCATGGCCGTGATCTCTTTCACTTTGTCGGGTCGCTTGATCTTCTTGAACTTGCCGTTTGCTTCTTGGGGATGCTCTTTCCTCCAGCGCATGATCCCGGCGATGGCCTTCTCTGCCTTCGCGGGGTCAGGGATAGATCGGCGGATCCGTGCGAGGTTCTCATCGTCCCACCGGCCGTCGGCCTTCACGAATTCCATCGTGTCAACCACGTAGGTGTAGCGGGGAAGCCCCGGCCAAACCAGCGTCACACCGCGACGGTTCACGGTGATGCGCGGCTCCATGCCCATCATCTTTTCGCGGAGTCGCCCGGTGTAGACGTTGGGGTCTTGCCCCCGGCCTTCCCGGCGCTTCCGCTTCATGTGGGCCTCGGTCCGCTTGGCCATGCCATACTTGCGCTCGGCCCCGCTCTTGAAGTGCTCGGGTAGGATCTCTTTCACCCAGTGCTCGGCGACGGCGCGCAATGCAGCCTCTCGCGCGTCCAATGCCTGCGCAGCCATACCGCGCATTGCCCTGGGGGATGTGAGCACCAAACGAAAGCCCATGCCACTAACTCCACAAAAGCCATTGCCAGGAAGGTGCCGTGTTGGGCAGCCTGCCTTGCATCCAGTGTTCAAATAAAATCCGGTTCAGGCCGCGTCCTGCGCCGATTCGCTTTTTTTTTCCTCAGCGGAAACGTCAATCCCGAGGCACGCATAGACCACAGCGTCGAGAAGATCCGTGGTGAACAGGCCCAGGGCGATCACTTCCATGGCGGAAATGTGATACCGCGCCCCGAGGCAAATCGCCACCCGGTCAATCACGTCAAAGTAGGTCCGCTCTCCGCCGTTCTTCACGTAGTCAAAAATCCACGCGCTGGCCTCATAGTGGGCCTCGTCGCATACCCGTGGAGCCCAGCCGGGCATTCCAGCAGCATCGAACACCGCCCGCTGTGGCAGTGCCTCCGTGGCCACGAAGCCCCACGCCTGACCATCACCCAGTACCACGTTGACCGTGGCCTTGGGCGCACGCTGGCGAAGTAGTTCATTGGGCGACGGGCGCAAGTTGGCACGGGACCAACCGACGTACAGATCGCCACCCTGTACCGGGTGCCATTCCTGCTCGGACGCGAAATACCCAGTCTCACCCGACGGAACACCCAGCCCGATAATCAGGCCCGCGCCACCGTCCGGCCCCTGGTTCCGCACCCCGCGAAACGTGAGCGCAGCACCAGCAAGGTGATCAAGATTGAATTGGAAAAGCGCGTCACCCTTCACCACGTCGGGCGTCTTGCCACCAGGGAAGCGCCGGGCCGGTATGTAGTAGAGCAGGCCCATTAAGCCTCGCCCGCGAAACCGTTGCGGATGGCGTCAACCATGAAATTGAAGTCACCGCAACCCTCGGCCATGATGATCTCGCCGATGATGTCACCCACACCTGCCTTGATGTCTTCACGGCCAACCGGGCGAATCAGCTTGATCAGCACCCCATGGGGAGGCCCGTCAACGATGCCCTCCAGTGCCACAATGCCTTCAGCAACAGGCTCCAGAACTACAGGGTTGGCCTCCGTCTGTGCGGGGACTACGTGCTCGGCTTCGTTCTTGTTCTTACTCATGGAATTCCTTTCGAAAGGCGGGCCCCATTGCTGGGGCCCGCTCGTTATCCGGGCGTTATGGGTTATGCGGTGATGTTGGCCAGCAACTGAAGCGCTTCGGTGTAAAGCACCTTTTCCACGCAGTCCATGCGCGAACGAACCACCTGGCCGCGCCGGGTCTCGTCACGGTAGGATTCGAACGCCGAGCCGATGGTGCTGCCATCTTCGCCCCAGTGGAACGTGCGACCGAAACAGGGCTCCTTGATGTCGTTCGTCTCGGGAACGCGGAGAATGGAGCAGTATTCATTGCTCCACACGCCGGAAATGGCAGCGGTCTGACCAGCCTTCGCGGTGTTCTTCTGGCCGCCACCCACGAAGATGTAAGGCAGCGCAAACACCTGGCGAAGGTGCTCGATGCCGATCTTGTTCGGCTCCACGCTCATGCCCGCGCCTTCGCTCTTCAGCAGGTCAATAACCTGCGTGCAGCGGCGAAGGTTGCGGAACACCTGCCAGGAGATCACCATCGCGTTGGCGATGACGCCCGCGTTGTAGAGAGACTGCACACGCGCTTCCACGTCGGTTACCGGGGTAGCCGTCGCAATCGTGCTCCATTCCACGCTCACGTTGGTGGGCGTGTGGGTGCTGCTGTTCTGCATCAAGGCAGCGATGCGGATTTCCTGATTCCGAAGCACCACGTCGCGCGTGCGCTCGGCGGTGATCATTTCGGCGTCGAAGTAATCGCGATACATCTTCGCTTCACGGTCGTCAACCACACCCTCGAAACCGTGTTCGAGCGCGGCGTAGCTGTCGGTCGTGAATTCCCAGGCATCGCGGTTGTAGCCGCTGCCCGGGGCCCGCTCGGTCGGCAGACTGCGCAGCAGGCTTTCAATGGTGACCTTGCCGAAGGTGGCCGCCTGACTGCCAACCTCCATGACCGGCATAACCTGCTGGCCGATGAAGCCAGCGCGGCTCATGGCCAGATCGTATTCGGCGAACGAACCGCCCAATTCGGGCCGTAGCGTGGCCAGCGTGGAACTCGGAGAGCCCATAATGTAACTCCTTCATTCGCGCCCCACGGCGCAGTTAGCTACCTATTAGGCAGCGGTGTCGCCGTGCGAATTGCGCAGCACTTCGATAATGTCGCCGTCAGCCGTCGCGGCCTCCAGCGCAACGCCAACTTGGAAAGCGCCGGTCGCGGTGTTGCTCACCTTGCCCGCCGCAGCCGTGAAGACCGTGGCACCCGCCGAGATAGCGGCCGCCGCGATCATCGGGGTCGTGCCGGGCGAAGTCCGAAGCAGCACGTCGCCATACTGGTTCGCCTCAACGCGCTCCATGAGCACGCCGATTTCCTTGTCCGCCAGTACCGCAGCAGCAAGCACGCCGCTGGAAAGTTTGACGCGCGTGTATCGGGCGAGCGCGGTTCCGCCGTTGATGAAAGCCTTCCGGCCGTTTTCGCAATACTGTCCGCTCATAGCGTGATCTCCTTGATTCTCTTGATTGGGTTAGATCACGCGGCCATGAAGCGCGTTGTGCGCAACCAGGTAGGCTTTGTGAAGTTCAGGTTTCCCGACAACCACCGCGCGGATGGCCTGGGCATGGGTCAGCTTGCGGGCTTCACCAGCGGCCACAGCCTCTTCCCACGCGGTGATGGGGTCGGCCTCGGGTTCGTCGTTGCTGCCACTCGCGGCAACCGGCGCAACACCGGGCGCCACACCGACCGCCGGGGCCTGCGTGGTCTGCGCAGCCTGGGCTTGTGCGGCAAGCGTCGCATTCTGCGCGGCCAGTTCGGTGTTGTGGGCCTTCAGCACGTGCTCGATTCCGCGATTCTCATCGCTCTCGCAAGCCTCCACCTGGCCAAGCACGAACTCCGCACTCGCGCCGGGGCAGGCTTCACGAATTTCTTTCGCCGTCAATTTCGGCATAACTCGCTCCTCTTCTGGGGTTTCTGCCCCGTTGGTTTCGGGGACACCACCGCCCCCTTCTTCTTCGGTTTGTTGAGGGGCATCTTCGCCTCGCGGCAATTCGCCCACGCCCTGGTAGTAAGCAGCCCAGGCACTCGCATCGAAGCAAGCAGCCACAGCCCCTTCCATGATTTCGTCACCGTCCAGAATGGAATCGACGAAGCCAAACTCCTTCGCCTCCTCGGCGGTCATGAACGTGGTTTCATCCATAAGCGCCTCGATCTCGGCGTCGGACTTTCCGGTCTTTTTCGAGTAGGCTTTGATCAGCGTCGAGCGCGCCGTCTTCAGCGCGGCAATCGCCCGCTCCATTTCCTTCTGACCGCCCCAGGCCATCGTGGTCGGGTTGTGAACCATGAACTGCCCCACGTCGGCCATCTGGGTTTCACGGCCCGCCAGCGCGATCACCGAGGCCATGCTGTAGGCGTAGCCCTCAACCCGGCAGACCACGCGATTCTTCACGGCCCGGAGCGCGTTGTAGATCGTCATCCCCGCACCAACGTCTCCGCCGGGGGAATTGATTCGGATCGTGATGTCGCCGGGGCCCGCCGACACCATGGCCTGCAAGCCTTCCACGAACGCCTTGGCCTCAACCGCTTCGGTGTCCTGGCTCCAGCGCTTGCCGATATGAGAGAAAATAAGGATCTCGCCGCCGCCCTTTTTGCCCGTGGCCGCCTCGATTCGAAACCATTCACGCATCTTCGTCGCCTTTCTTATTGCCACTGGCGCCGCCAGTCTTCGTGGTGGGTTCTTCGTCCTCCAGACTCCCACCTACAGACTCCAGACTCACCGCCGGGGGACTGCCCTGCACCATGCCCACCTGATACACATCGCGCCACGTGATCCCCGCCTCGGGGAATTCCTTGCCCAAAACTTCGGCCCCTTGGCAGCACAGCCGCAGGAGCATTACCTGATCCGTCACGATGTCGAGATCTACGTCGTCCAGGTCCAGACCACGACGGGCCAACACATTCCGCCGGGAGTCCAGCCGCGCAGATACCTGATTGGTCTCGGCGGCAATGTCCTTCGAAGGCTCGATGTACGGGTCATACGGGGGAGTCCACTGGTGCCCGAAGATGTCTTCACCGATGTCTTCATAAAGCGCGGCAAACTCGGGGTTCTCGGCAATCTCACCGCGCAACCACCATTCGTATACCGGCGTATAGAACTGGGTGATCATCCACTCGCGGATAGCGGCAAACCCGTGCTGGGCCACATCCATCGCACCGCGCCACGAACTGAAATTGCTCTGGGTCGGGTCGAGTAGAAGCACCTGGTAGGGAATGCCGAGGTTCACCGCAATGAACGCCAACACCTGAGCCGAGTGCCGCAGGAATCCATCGCTCGGAAGATTCGGATTGAAGGCGTTCAGCTTCTCGCCGGGGCGTCCCTCAATCTCAAGGCCGGGCCGAAGCTCGTGAACCGTCGTACTGGTGCCGTCGTAATTCGGCACAGTCTCGGACGGGCCAAACGCGGGAGCGCCACCCATGGGCAGCGTAGCCGTGGCGGATTCTTTCTCACGCAAGAACGTCAAGCACGCGGCCGCCTGCTCTTTGATAAGCATGGCGAACTGAAGATCGGCGTGGGCCGTGGCGTTCTCAACCAGCCGGATAAACGCGGTCACACCACGGGCCTGGCTCACGCGCTCAGGGTTGAACACGTGCAACACCATCGGGTTTCCGTCGTAGTCGTAAGCCGGGTATTTCGTTACATCGGAAACGGCCTTGATCTCGTTCATGGGGCCGTGATCTTCGCGGGAAATCCAATACTCGCGGGGGCGCCCCTGGGCGTTCTTCATCACGCCGCAATGGATCACGTCTTTGCGATTCCGCGCGTTCGTGGGGGTCCGTAGCCGGTGACCTTCCATGCACTGGAGGCTGCGGTACGGATGGCCCAGGGGGAGCACCACGTGATCGCCGTCCACCACCGTGGCGCGGAATACCAGCTTGGCCAGCCCCGCGAAGTTGCTGCGCCCTCGGGCATCGCATTTCCTGGGATTCGTGGCCCATGCGTTCCACGCTTTCTTGATGATCAAGTCGGCTTTGGGGTTGCCGGTCGCGGCGTCGTATTTCATGCCGGACTTGAAGACGAGATCAACCAGTCGGTTGACGGCCTGCCCGACAATCGGGTCGTTGTTGTCGGTGTGCCGCGCAATGGCGACGCTCTTGTAATAGTCGCTCTCGTTGCGGAATTCCCAATCGGCCCCGGCGCCCGTCAATGGCAGCCCAGGAATAGCGCTCCGCATGCGGCTGGACTTGAGTACCCGGTAATCAGCCCGCGCCAGGTCCATGCCGGAAACGAGGCCCAATGCGCCGCGCCGCCTCATAGGTCGCGAATCCCGGCCAGGCTCACAACGCGAACACTGCCCGCAGTCTGGGCCCCGGCGAAATCAGCATCCCGCGCGGAAAGCCAAGCCATGGCCCGCTCCAGTTCCGTGCGGTACTTCGCGGCATTGTCCCGAAGCGCGGCACTACCCTGGCGGGTTTCGTCGGAAGTGCGGGAAATCAGAATGCGACAGGCTTGAATGAACTCACGACACAGCGTGAGATCTGCCACCAAGTCATACGTGGAGCAGGTCTCATATTGGGCCTTTACTTCGGCCAGTGTCGCAGTCGATTCGAGGTATGCCAAAAGTCGCGTGCCTTCGGCCGAATCTTTCCCCGAGGATGGCGGGCCGCGCCATGCGTAACGCGGCCCGCCGTACCCGCAACCGGAAGGAAAAATCGGCATGACAACGCCAACGTATTACAAACCGATGCATCTGTCTATCGTTGCGGCAATTGCGGCAGTTCCGTTAATTCCGGTAACTAATCCTTTTCCCAGCGGAACGGCCCCGCCGGTGCAGGCTTCGATCCGCTCCCCGTCTGCTGCTGTGGCTTGGCGTGCCGCGCCGCCTCCGTGGCATCGTGTACCACCTTCAGGTAGTCGAGCCCCACGAGGCACCCATACACGCAATCGAGCAAGTGGTTGTTGCGGTTCGTCCGCACCCACCGCTTCACCATCCCCCGCTTGGGGTCAAACTCCTCGATGCCCTTCTCCGCCGTGAGGTGCTTGCTCAACGTCCACACGTCCGTGTCTTCCTGCCCGGCCTGCCACAACACGAGGCTCCCCGGCTCCCCCATCTCCGTCGTAAGCGAGGCATGTACCCGCGACTTCCAGGCGTCCGAATCCATGTGCATCAAGTAAATCCGGTGCTCTTCCTGAAGCCGAAGATGATACCGATCCCCGATATAGCGAACGGCCTCGGTCCGCTTCTCCGGCATCGTGTACACCCGCCCCTGGTCCTGGCTCAGCCCGTGGCCCTTCGTCGCGAACCACATCACGCCGCTGTTGAGTTTCGAAACCTCGCGAATGAATTCATAGACCACCGTTGACCACTTGCCCGAGTCCACCCCTACGATACTCGGCTTCCTCCCGTCGGACCACCCCTCGATCACCCGGTCATACCACTGCCAAAGCGCCAGCCGGATCCCGTCCTCCACCGTCCGATCTCCTTGGGGCACTTCGACCACGCCGGCATCCACCACGGCATAGCGATCAGCTCCGGCCACCACGGCCCAGTGGCACACGCGCTGCCCCAAGTCCAGGAATCCCGACAGCCCGCAGTCGGCCGGAACAATGCCTCGCCCGTGCTGACTCATGCGCCGCCGTACCACGTTGGCCGATACCGTCAACGTCGATTCCTGGGTATCCTCAATCGGAAGGGCCCACACAAACTGGCGCAACTTCCTTTCGTCGCTCTGCTCGTCCACCGTGGCGTTCAGCTTCTTCCATTCCTCGATGGCGATCAGCCCGGCATTGGTAAACATGTTATCCGCCGCGCTCCACCGATACCCGAGGGTGAACGTCTCCGGGCGTTTACCCTCGATGGCATAGCCCGGCAGCAACCGCCCCGGCTTCAACCCCGCCGGGTCAAAGCAATACGTGGGTTCATCGGTCACCGATCGATCTTCGACCATTCGCTCCTCGTCCGCTCTCGCTTCTTCACATTCATCCCAGCCCGCCGGTTCTGCCATCGTATAGCCCACAGCAAACGCTCCACAAATCCGATCAGTGTGGTCATGCCGACCTCCGTATCTTGCCCTGTAGGTGCTGCTTCAAACTCCACGTGCGCATGGCCGCGAGTTCGTACAATTTCTGACGGGTCTCGGACCTCCACTTGTGCGCGGTCTTGCGGACTACGGGGTCGCGTGTTTTCGTTACCTTCAGCCATCCCGGCTTGTGCTCGTGAACGCTGAGGATCCCCGCGTGCGCGGGTATGTTGGTGTTCTCCGCGAGGAAGGCTGGCACTGCGAAATACAACTCCCTGAACAGCGGGCTGTCGTGCTGCCTGCGTTTCTTCAGGTCGGCCCGGATGTCCGCCGCACTTGTCTTGATCTCGACTTCAATGGCCCAGCCCGAGGGCCTGAGCACCACGAGGTCCGCTTCGTAGTGTAGGCCCAAGCCCCAGTGGACGTTCGGCACGATGACATTCTGCCGCCATCCGAAGTACTTGGCCGTAGCTATTTCAATGTCCAGCGAGGTCAGCTTCATCCCTCCCGGCCCTCCGCGATGGCGCGAAGCGTGGCGACTTCCTCGCAGTACTCGCATTCGAGAGTGCGCACATGGTCGCGGTCGAATTCGCAGTAGCATTTAAGCTCGGCTGTCCGTATGTGCTCCATCACCACCGCATCCAGCCGCCGCTGAAGTTCATCGCGCTCGGCTTCGGCACGTTCAGCGCGTGACATCTGTGTGTTTGGATCTAAGTCAATCTCCAAGAATTTGTCGGATTGCTGTCTACTCACCGCGAGGTTGTTTTTCAGCCTTGCATTCTCGGCGGTCATCGCGTCGATGTCGGCGTTGTGCATCGTAACGATATACTGGGCCTCTGCGTCGTCTTCCGCGTTCGCGCACTTCACCGTGCCGTGCATACAGACGGTTTCGTTCTGTCGTTTCCACTTCATCACTCATCCTCCCATCGTTCGAGGCGGACGGGCTGGACGGTCACAAATCCATCTATGGGTGCAGATGGTCCGCCGTTCGCGCTTTGGTATCGGTTAATGGTTACATGCACGTTCACTTCGTCATCGAGCAGAAACGCAGTTGATGATTGCTGTTCCAGCCACACGCTATACCGGCACGCCTCCCCGTCCGGCACCACGCGCAGGATCTCGGCCTTGACGCGGGCGAGTTCGGCGCGAAGCGACTCAATATGCGCCGCCATGTAGTCTTCTGTATCTGGCGTCTGATATGGCGGTTCAGGTATTCGTCCGTCGTATCCCATCACTCCGCCCTCCCGGCGATCTCGCAGGCTCGGGCGTACTGGCGGGCAGCTATGTTGTAATGCAAAGCGCCTTCCGAGGTTTGAACGTCATCATCACCATCTCCCGGCTTCAGCATCGCCAGTAGCCTTCCGATCACCTCGTCGCGGGCATCCACCTCGGCGGCAAGGCGGTCAATCTCCTTTGCAGCAGCTCTCAACCCAGACGTAATGACCAGATCGGGATCATAGTCTGGCCTTGCTGGTATGCTCATAATCCACTCGCGGCTTCCTGCGCTGCCTCGTGGCT